GAGAATAAGGTGTCTCTGGCTGAGCTGATGGAGAGTATTTACCGCGGTGTGGTTGAGTATGCGGCGGATCTGATAGCGCGTGGATCGTTTCCGGGGTTTGGTGACGGCGGAGGGCTGAATGCACGAGGTTATGCGGAGATTGCGCAGAAGGTGAAACGGGAGCTTGCGGAGATGGAATTATACCGGAGCGGGAAGAAATGATTACTCCTGATGATGTGAAAGAAGTCCGGTTCGGTGTGGCGTTCTGGCTGAAGAGGTGGCACCGGAGCCCGCTTGCGTATGTGATCGAGCATTTGGGCGAGGTTCCGACGCATCAGCAGGCGGAGATATTGAAGGCGTTTGAGCACTATCATTTTGTCGCGGTGAAGAGCGGACACGGGATTGGAAAGAGCAAGCTGATGGGGTGGCTTGTGAACTGGTGGCTGGATACGCGGGGGAAGCGTGCGCCGATCACGGGCGCCGGCGGAAACCAGCTGACAGATATTGTCTGGCCGGAAGTGGTTGTCACCAACAAGAAAAAATGGAAATGGATAGCCGATCAGTATGAATCCACGACAGAGGAGCTTAGGTTGAAGGCTTTCCCGGAATTGTGGAAAGCAGTATTGCGAACGGTCCGGATGGACAACGACGACGCGCTCCAGGGGTTTCATGATTGCATGTTCTTCATTGATGAGGGGTCCGGCGTTCGGGACGGGATTTTTGAAGTGGCGTCCGGGGCGATGGGGGATCCGGGGGCGTTCGGCTTCATGACAGGCAACCCGACGCGGCTTTCCGGGTATATGTATAATATTTTTCACAAGCAGAGTTTCTGGTATACGCTGAGCTTCAGCAGTGAAAAAACGCTGGCGGAAGAGGATTACAGCTATTCGTATGTCGATCCGCTGGGGAACATCAGGGTGATCCACACGAAGGGGCGGCAGACGAAAGCATGGATTGAAAACATGCGAACGGACTTCGGCATCAATTCCAACGTTTACAGGGTCCGCGTGCTGGGTGAATTTGCGACGGTCGGGAGTGACCAGCTGATTGAGGCCCGGTGGATGGAAACGGTTTTTACGAATCCGCATAGGATTGGAGAAAAGAAGTTCAAGCGGCGGATGGGGATTGACCCGGCGTGGACGGGCGACGACGATACGGGCGTGGTGATCCGGGAGGGGGATGAAATCCTTCATTGCGAATACTGGCACGGCTTTGACACGGTGGAGAGCTTCCAGAGGGCAAAGCTGATCTTCGACGAATGGAACTGTGACGTGGTGCATGTGGATACGATTGGCGTCGGGGCCGGGGTCTACGACAATTTCAAACATGCGATATGGCGCGGACAACTGGGGTATCCGGCAATCAAAGTCCATTGTTCGGAAAGTGCGCCGGTAGACAAGGACGGAAAATGTGCAAAGCTGCGTGATTGGCTCTGGTGGAAGAGCCGGAAGTTTTTTCGGACTCATCAGGTAAGGTTTGCCGGGTTGCCCGACAGTCCGGCGTGGGCGCAATTGAAAACGGAACTTCTTGCGCCGACGTATTGCATTCAAGGCGGATGCGTGAAGGCGGAAGAAAAGGACGACATGAAGAAACGGGGATTGAGAAGCCCGAACCTTGCGGACGCCTTGAATACGACATTTTATCAGGACTACGAGACGTTCCATGAGACGTATACGAGCGCAAGCGAGATCCGGGAGAAATTCAGCAAGAAGAAAAAACAAATTGTCCGGAGTTGGAAAAGCCGGTGAGAAAGTAAAGAGTTCATCAGCCGCGAGGAGTAACTTCCCCGCGGCTTTTTTGTTTTTCTGAAAAAGTGACAGGCGGTGTCACTTCCGCGCAAAATACGAGGAAGTCTCGAAACGCGGAAGGATGGCACGATGGCCGAGAGAATCAACAATCACATGTTCCAGCGCTGGATGAATGACGCTTGCCGTTATGAAGAGCCGTGGCGCAAAGCGAATGAGCAATGCTACGCTTATTATGACGGCGACCAGTGGACGGAAGAAGAGAAGACGCAGATTGACGAACGGGGGCAGCAGCCTACCGTCATCAATACGATTCAGCCGACGATCGACATGATCCGTTCGATTGAGGTGGACCGGCGCGTTGATTTTCAGATCTGCGGACGCGAGGGAAGCGACGACAACAAATCGGACCTTCTGACCGCGCTTCTGAAACATGTGCTGGATGTCTGCAACTTCGACTATTTCCACAGCGCCGTATTTCTGGACGGGCTGATCGGCGGCCGCGGGTGGATGGAGTGTGACAAATACACCGATGAACGCGGCAAGGACATGATCAAGGTTGAGAATATTCCCTGGGAAAATGTGTATCTCGACCCCTTCAGCCGGAAGCCGGACGCCAGCGACGCCCGGTTCATCATCAAAACAAAGTGGGTTGACCGCGACGTTTTGAAAAAGTTGTTTCCCGAATCGGCGGACAACATTGACAGCGTGTTCGACAATGATTTCAAAGGTCAGGAATATGAGGCGCAGAACAAGGCCGGGGACCGTGGAATCGGAAATTACTACGACCACAAGACCCAGCGGGTCAAAGTGTGCTACTGCTATTACACGATGCCGGAATACGAAGACGTAAAGGTTTTGAATGAGAAAACGGGGGAAGAAGAAACCAAGAGCGTTTTGAAACAGAACGTTCACTTTGTGATTTTCTCGGACGAAATCATTCTTCAGGGAAGCGCAGAGAAACATAGCCAAAACAAAAACCCGCTCGGGATTAACTACTATCCGCTGATTCCGATTTACTGCATGCGTGACCGCAAGGGACGGCCCCGCGGTATTGTGCAGGGATTGATCGACATTCAGGACCAGATCAACAAGCTGAATTCGAAATTTCTCTGGACGGTTGCAACGAACCGCGTCATTATCGAAGAGGGCGCGGCGAACGATCCGGAAAAAGCGCAGGAAGAATACCAGAAGCCGGACGGCTTTGTCATTTTGAACGATGGCGGTTTGGGTAAAATCAAGATCGATGACAAATCCCGCGATTTGAGCTATATGGCAAACCATCTGAATTTCCTGCTTTCCACGGAACAGCGCATTTCCGGCGTAAATGATTCCATGCTCGGCCTCGGCGGGACGAATGAACGTTCCGGAATCATGCAGAGCACCCGGATCAGCCAGGGCAGCGCGATGCAGACCAGCATTCTGGAAAACCTTTTCTTTTCAAAGCAGAGGATTGCTCTGGTCCTTTTGCGCCTGATCGGGAAATACTACACGGATTATCGGGTTTTGCGGATTACCCAGCCGAACGGGACGACGGACAAATACGAGTTCAACAAGCCGGTTATCGATCCGGAAACCGGGAAGCCTACCAGTCTTCTGAACTCGATTGAAGACACGCTGTATTACGACGTGATCCTGAAAAAAGTCCCGCCCTTCAATTCCATGCGCGAAAGACAACTGCTTTTGATCAGCGAAGTGTTGAAGTCCGGCGTTGTGATTCCTCCGCAGGTGGCGGCCAAAATCATTCTCGGCTCCATGGATCTGCCGAACAAATCGGATCTTCTGTTGGAAATCGAAAACTTTTACAAGGATCAGGCGGTGGCACAGGCGCAGATGCAGGCACAGGGCTTGCCGCCGAAGTAATAAAATGATGGTTTTGCCCGGAGGCATGAGGCTGAAGGATTCCAAAACTTGAAATAGAAGGAACACGAAAAATGGCAAACGGAACGGAAGAAATCGGGAAAGTCACGGAAGCAACCAGTTTTGTGGATCTTGTCATGGGCGGTGCAAACCATTCCCCGGAAGCAGAAGCCAAAGCCGGAAGCGAAGCGATCCCCGGAACTCAAGAGGAACCAGCGGCCCCGGAAGAATTCGGAGAGAAAGAAGAATCTCCGTTTGCTGACGATTCGGCCAAAGATGCGGAGAATAAGCCCGCCGAAGCAAAACCGGCAGAGCCGAAACCCGCGGAACAGGCTGCCCCTGAAGAAAACTCCGCCCGGCTGAAACAGGAAGTCGAAACGCTTTCCAAACGTCTGCGGGACACACAGTCCGCGATGCACAAGGCAACGAATGACCGCGCCGCGCTGCAGAAGGAACTTGAAGAACTGAAGGCCAAAAAGGAAAACGGAGACGACTGGTTCAAGGAAGAAGACCAGGAACGTGCGGCCAAGATCGAAGCCGATTTGAAAAAGTCGGACAGTGAAACGGTGGACCTTGAAAAAACCGCTCAAGAGATCGAACGGAAGGCCGCCGAAGCGATTTGGAACGAAGCCGAGGCAAAGGCAAAAGCGGAACATGCCGACTTTGATGAAGTCGTGTATGAGAAGTTCGCGCCTCTGCTGGATGCGAAAACGGGAAACGCGAATGTTCGCCAGTTGTGGGAAGCGGAAAAGGACAAAAGCCCTGCGAGCGCTTACAAGTTTGCCAGGAAACTTCTTGACATTCAGGAATTGAGCGCCGATCCGGAAGCCTACAAAGCGAAGATCCGCAAAGAAATCGAACAGGAACAAAACAAGAAGACGCCGGCACCGTCCGCTCCGCTTGGAAAAGCAGGGCTTGACATCATGCCGTCCGCAGACATCCCCCTTACAACCGGAGAACCGGCGCGGGGATTTGTGGATTCCGTCTTCAAATAGCCGAAAGGAATTTGAATCATGGCACAGTTTATTTTGGGAACGGGCCAGGCGGTCACACCGCTGCAGCATTCGCTTGACATTTTCAAGCAGTATATCCTGACCTACTACTTTGCGACCCTCACGGGAAAACGCGGAAGCGGCAAGCCGATCGTCATCGACGACCAGCTGTTCGCCGGACGCGGAAAAGGCGATGTAGGCCGGTATCATTTCATCCCGCAGGTCTACGGGGACGGGATCGAGGGGCAGAACGCCTCCATTACCGGAAACGAAGACACCCTGACCGAATACTACATGGATCTCCGGATCGACCAGATTGCCAAGGCGTTTGCCAAAAAAGGCAAAATGACCAGCAAGCGGATGATCTGGGATTACCGCGCGGAAGCGACCGCCCAGCTCAAGGAATGGTTCCGCTGGAGAACGGAACTGGACGTTGTGGACGGACTTACCGGAATCATCACGGACGGCGCGACCCGGCTTACCGGCCCGGCTCTCAACAGCACGGCCCTTGTGAACGGTTCCGGCCGGTGCATCCGCCCGGATTATGCAAACTCCAAGTTCAGCACCCTGGCTGTTGCCGCCGCGGATACCGATACGACCACGCTTCTTGGCGCGATGAACGCGACCGACACCATGAATACCCAGCTTCTCGACAATTTGCAGGACTTTGCGAAGACCGGAAACAGCACGTATCCGATCAAGCCGATCCGTGCGACAAACGGGGAAGAGTATTACATGCTGATCGTCCATCCCAAAGCCGCCATCAGCCTCCGCAGCGATACCCGCTGGGAAGCCCGCGCCCTTGC